TGTCAGGAAAAATCACGATACCAAAAGAAGTCAACGTAAAAGAAACAGGCTGGAAGATCATGATAAACCAGATAGTGAGCGGTGGAAGCGTAGCACACATGAATGCGGTATATGGATTTTACGGGATCGGAAACGTGTACGAAGCGAAAGAAGAGGAGGTTGAACGGATCAAAAAAGATTTTGCAGAAATGAGCCAAGAAAAGCAAATGCTGATCCTCCTCACACAAACGGCAGAGCCGTACGAAGCAACCGACTATTATGGACATTACAAAAAAGAAATGAAACACCTAAGAGACTTCTACGGATTGCTCCAACAGATGGGATTCTCGTTCCGCTCACTGGAAGAGCTAAAGATCCTAAACGGGACTCACGAATTATACACACAGGAGACAGAAAATGAGCATTAACTATTCGGACATGGCTTTCCCGAAGTCGGGAAAGAAGAAAAAACGGAAAATCCACAAAAAAAGCATTTTAAACAGTCAAAAGGACATTTGCTACTTATGCGCCCGGTTAAACGGCGATTACTCCATAAAACAAACAGAAGAGCATCATATCCTGTTTGGGGCAGGACAGAGAGTAATATCCGAAGAAAATGGGTTAAAAGTAGACCTATGCATTGAGCATCATCGAACGGGGCAGCAGGCAGTACACAACAGCCGAAAAACAAGGGAGCTGCTCTGTAAAATCGCACAAACAGAATTTGAAAAGACCCACACCCGAAAAGAATGGGAACAGATCGCAAGAAAGAATTACCTTTAGTACCTCCGCCGTATGGCGATGATACATAAAATGTCACGCGCAACCAGTAAATACAGGGTTCCCCGCCGTTTTGTGCGGCGGGAGAAAGGAGAAAAACGTGAGGATCTTAAAAATAAAAACAAAAACAGGCATCAAGACCGTTTATAACGTGATTGATTGGGGTTGGAACGCAGAAACAGGCGATCTTTACTATAGATCGGGAAAAGAATTGCATCACAAACGCTGTATAAGTGTCGAAGAAATTATAGTATAAAAGGATAGAAAAAAGGATCAATCAAAAACCTGCTACAAACAGTAATTACTGTTTTGAAGTGGGATTTTGACATCTCGAAAAAAAGGATGAAAAAGAGGAAAAACAATGGCAAAAAGAAACGATTACATAACAGGACGGGAAGACGGGTTATTAATGGCACTCAAAATCGTCAAAAACGAGGGTGTCGAAGCACTTGAAAAAGAAATTGAATTCAGGAATATCACCGGAATCCGCACCGCCTTAGCAAAAAAAGACATTAACAGAGCGACAATCAAGATCAAAGAACAGACAGTAGATACAGTAAAAATCCTTTCCGTAGCGACCTTACATGACGAGTTCGGCTTCGGAACACAAAGATGCGACCGATTTATTAAGAGGTTTAACAAAAAGGCGGAATGCATCATGGATGACATGGCAAGCTGGAACGATTATATAAAAACGATCAAAGAGGAACTAGGGATTGAGCTAGGAATCAGAGAGAACAAGTAAGGGGGCGAAGAGATGGGGAGATTTGAAATTGAGTTTGCACAATTTACCAAAGTTGTGGTGGACGCAGAAACCGAAGAAGAAGCAAAAGATTTAGCGGCGATAATGGACGGAGAAGAAATTGCAGAACACGACACACACGAATACAACATCTGGAACATACGGGAATTAATATAAATTTTTGATGAGGTAGAAGATGAACAGAGAAATACTTTTTAAAGCAAAGAGAAAAGATAATGGTGAATGGATACAAGGTTATTATTATCAAATATGGCAACAAGGCTATATTTTATGGGGAATGATAAACAATATGCCAGATATGGTTGAGGTTAATCCAGACACACTCTGCCAGTGCACAGGACTTACCGACGAGAGAGGTCAGAAGATTTGGGAGAATGATATATGCAATAGAAAAGAAAAATATCCTGAAATCGTGACATACAATAAAGGAGATTGGCAGTTAGATTACAGTTATGTATTTGGAAAAGAGATGCACACAGACGCTTGCAATCTTGGATTTTATGTATGTGAAAGGAACTGTGTTGAAGTAATCGGCAATATTTTTGATAATGCAGATTTGTTGGAGGTGGAGAGATAAATGAAAGCACCTAAAGAAATAGCAAGTAAAGCAGAAAGATATAAGGAGCTAAAAAAAGAAATAGATAAACTTTATGAAGAATTGGAAGAGTTTGCTAATGAAAATGGTTTTGAGGATTTTTGGATAGACGGTTTTGGGGTATCTCAAGAACCAAACGGAGAAGAACAAACAGATGGAGAATATTGTGACCAATGGATGCGCGGGGAAGATTCCGGAGATGGAATATATTACTATCCGATTGAAGGAAGTACGCAATATTTTTGGGTAGCATATTCATTTTGATTGGAGGTGAAGTGATGCTAAAACCAGCGCAATTATACAAAGAGGAATTAGAAAAACTTTTTTTGAGGACATGGTACGACCTTAAATATATGTTCTATAGCGGATGGACAGGGAGCGAACTACCAACAATTCCTGACAATAATTATGACGCTCATCATTTCGCATCAGTTGATAACAATGGAAATGTGATTGGGTACATATCTTATCGTATAAGTTGGATAACAATGAGTGCAGATAACTTCGGAATTATAAGTTTTGGAAATCATATAGAGTTCGCAAGAGATGTTTATAAAGTGATTTGTGATTTATTTGAAAAACACGGCATGAATAGAGTATCATGGAGTGCATTTGTCGAGAACCCAGCAGTTAAAGGATATAGAAATTTTATTAAAAAGCATGGCGGTAGAGAGTGTGCTTATCATAGACAGGTTGCAAAACTACTGGATGGAAAGTTGCATGACGATGTGGAATTCGAGATTTTAGCATGTGAATTTAAGAAATAGTTTGTTGGAGGTGGAGCAATGAAATATAAATGCAAGAAGTCTTTTTGCGTAGATAGATACGACGAAGATGGATTTCTAATCGAAAATAGTTCGATTGTAATCGACGAAGGAAAAGCTTATGAATTAGATGAAAGCGGTCACATGATGATTGGCGGTCAAGACCATGTTCATATTGATGCTGTAGATTATGGTTCGTGGCTGGAAATAACCAAAAAGCATTTTGAAGAATACTTTGAACTGTTGAAGGTGGAGTGATGGAAGATGTAGAAGTTGTAGTTAGGTGTATTCCTACCTCTGTTGTATTTGAATGTCCGTATTGCGAAGAAGAAAATGAATATGATTATTCAGAATTCTGTGATTTATGTGGACACCCGTCAGATTGGGATTATGAAATATTAGAATGTCAAAAATGCGGAAAGAAGTTTGAAATACAAGGTCAAGAATGGAGTTGAGAACATGAACGTACTAGAGAAGATTCTGGAAGAGATTGAAGAAGCGACATTTCAAGAAGATGCGCCTATTTATATAGGTAATATGGAGGTGGATGGGTATGTGCGGGCGAGTAGGGTAAAAGATATCATTCGTTCACACATGAATGAAAAAGAAAAAGTAACAAGCGCGGAAATAATATCGCGTAAGACTGACGGGAAACCATATTATGGGATCAAGTACAAAAAAGTGGGTGAAGATCATTACACAGTGGGGTATAGCTCGTATTATTTAGACTATGTTATTGATTGGCTTAATAATTGCTTTGAATTTTGCGGAGAGTCTAAGATAGTTGTTAATGTCGGTAAGGACACAAATGTCCCTAGCAATGATGGTTGGATTCCGGTAGAAGAGAGATTGCCGGAAGATTGTGAAGAAATAGTGTTGGTACAAGTAAGCGGAAAACCAGCAGATAACATATTATTTGATAACGCTTTTGAATTTGCACTTTACGAAAAAGAAGAAGGGTGGATGTTAGATAACTATCCAGAATGGAAAAATCCGGATGTGATCGCATGGCAGTCACTTCCAAAGCCGTACAGACAACCTAAGAAAGAGAAGTCGTCATGCAAGGAACACATTATGAGCAGATTTATGAAAGTAGAGTAGGAGATGATACATTGATCAACACAAATGAACCAAGTGCTGCCGCGCTGATCCGAGCGCAGGGGCAGCAGTTAAGAAAGGAAACCGTACTGGAATACTGGAGAAGGACGAGAGGTAATAATAATGCAGAAATGGGAAGAAATCGAACAGAAAAAAGAATACCTCAAGGGATACATAAAAGCAAAGAATAGAGAAGCGTTGATAAAAGACCAAATACAACAACTAAGACTTGACACGATGTTTCCGGCGTTGCAAGGCGATGGGATGCCACGGGGCAGCAGTCAAAAGGATCTATCAGATTACACGGCAAAGATCGAAAGCCTCACGGATGAGTTGAAAAAAGAATGGATTGAAAGCGTGATCCAGTACGAACGTATCAGGAAAGCAATAAATAAAATGAGCGACGAGCAAGAAAAAGAAGCGCTTACAAGATATTACATACTCAGAGAAAAGTGGAAAGAAATAAAAAATAAGATGGGGGTAAGCGAGGCGAAATTATACAGGATATATGATAGAGCCCTAGAAAACTTTGAAATTTTATAAAAATTTTAGAAAATGAGAGTGAATGAGAGTTCAAAATGTGATATAGTATAAACTGAATTAAAAGACAAAGAGGGAAATAACCCTCTCATAACCACGCGCAAGGACATCCGAAAGGGCGTCCTTTTGTTGAAAACTATTTTGAAAGAGAGTGATGACATGTTTTGCAATTACGATCAATACAAAGATAAAGAGGTAGTTAAAAAGCATGAGCAACTTTTAAAACAACTAGGGGAAAAAGACAGAGTATTTTCGCTGGAATGGAACGAAGAAAACATTACACTGATGGAATGCTGTGACTATTGTTTCGGGCATGATTTAACCAAAGAAGAGTGCAAAGAATTATCGGAAGTATTCCGAGAGTTAGCAGAAGAGCTGGGGAAATAAAGAACAGCGGAAACAAATAAAAGAATCGAAGAAAAGTAAACAGAGAAATACAAAGGGCAGCAGGCGAAAGTCGGCTGCTTTTTTCACGATCAAAGAAAGAAGATGAAGGCATGGTATACAGACCGGATCGAGATGGATCGCACCGAGGAGCGTTTGAACGGAATAAGAAAAAAATATATGCAACACAGACGGTGTGCGGGATATGCGGGAAGCCGGTTGACTTCGGATTAAAATATCCGCATCCGTTGTCGCCGTGCATAGATCATATTATTCCGATAGCAAAAGGGGGACATCCGTCAGACATAAACAATCTTCAGCTTGCACACTGGACGTGCAACAGGCAAAAGAGTGACAAGCTGATAAAGCGGAGAGACAAAGAAAAGGATGAAGTTATAAGTAACAGAGTGTTGCCGCATACGTTTGATTGGAAAAATATGAGACACAGTAAATAGGAAATAAGGAGGGCATATCACCCCTATACACGGGTACGAATCTACTTCACGCTGACTGTGAAAAAAAACACACGCTAAAAGAAAGGAAGCTAATATGGCAGATTACAGAGGGGTAAATTATTTACGAAGACGCTTACAGATAAAGAGCGAACGAGTGAAAATGCGTTACAAATACTATGAAATGAAGAACAGGGTGAAGGATTTTCAGATATCGACACCGCCAGAATTGAGAAACGTACAGTCGGTTCTCGGATGGTGTGGGAAAGCAGTGGATAACCTTGCAGACAGGATTGTATTCAGAGAATTCGCAAATGATAATTTTGACATCGGAGAAATTTTTTTGATGAACAACCCGGATACATTTTTTGACAGCGCCGTACTGTCAGCACTTATTTCTTCATGTTGTTTTGTTTATATATCAGTAGACAAAACAGGATTTCCGAAATTGCAAGTAATAGACGGCGCGAATGCAACAGGAATCATAGACGATAGCACAGGTCTGCTGGTGGAAGGTTATGCCGTACTCGAACGAGACAAAAACAAAAACCCGAAAACAGAAGCATATTTTACAAAAGGCGACACATGGATATACAGAAAAGGAGACGAGACGCCGGAGAGAATTAAAAACAACGCACCACACCCGCTTCTTGTCCCGATCGTATTCCGGCCGGACGCGGTAAGACCGTTTGGCCATAGCAGGATCAGTCGAGCGTGTATGGATATTGTCAACAGTGCAATGAGGACAGTAAAACGGTCAGAAATCGCGGCAGAGTTTTACTCGTTCCCACAAAAATATGTAGTTGGAACTGACCCCGATCTAGAACCGATTAACAAATGGAAGGCTACAATGTCGAGCTTGTTGGAGTTTACGAAAGACGAGGGCGGCGACAAACCACAGCTAGGGCAATTTGCGCAGCAAAGCATGTCACCTCACAACGATCAGCTAAAAATGTTCGCCGGATTATTTGCCGGAGAGACAGGTCTAACGCTGGACGATCTAGGGTTTGTAACAGACAATCCAAGCAGTGCGGAAGCAATCAAGGCAAGTCACGAAAATCTTAGACTAATCGCAAGGAAAGCGCAGAGGACGTTTGGCACAGGTTTTTTAAACGCGGGGTACATCGCGGCGTGCTTGAGGGATAACTACCCGTACGAGCGGAGGCAGTTTTATTTAACAAAACCAAAATGGGAACCGGTCTTTGAACCGGATGCGGCCGCGTTGAGTAGTTATGGAGACGGAGCTATAAAAATCAATCAGGCAATCCCGGGATATATTACGCAGGATAAAATGAGAGATTTCACAGGGATATAGGGGAGATAAATGGAAGATATCGCACCGGAGTTACTGGAAAAAATAAAAAAAGATTTTGAAAAGAAACTTGAAAAAAGTGAGACGATCAAAGCGTTTCGGGAAAAGGTTAAGAAAAAAACAGCGACATATAAAGATGCAAATGATTTCGCGATCGAAGCGGGGGAACTGCTGACGGATGCATTTCAAAGCAACCTATCAAAAGAAATATTACCGGATGGCAAAATGTATTACAATATCGCTGACAGGATAATAAGGGAACGACTGGAACATAATTATGATATTACAGCGGAGGCAGCAGTAGAAGTTCAAAAGATATTAAACGAAAAAGCAGGAATCGGAATCAAAGCCATAAAACCGGAAATGAACGAAGATAGGGTTCGAGGAATTATTAATATTGTATCAGGAGGAAAATACGAGGATGTCGCGTACATACTAGGAGAAGCAGTCGTAAACTTTACGCAGTCTGTAATAGATGCAGCGGTAAAAGAAAATGCAGATTTTCACTCAAAAGCAGGGTTAAGACCCAAAATTAGAAGAACATCAACGGGAAAATGTTGCGAATGGTGCGACAGACTTACGGGGATATATGATTACGAAGCTGTATCAGACACCGGAAATGATGTGTTCAGGAGACACAAGCACTGTAGGTGTATCGTAGAGTATGACGCTGGAGACGGAAAAGTAACAAATGTACACACGAAGAAAACGACAGATAAGAAAGATACAAAAAGAAGAATTGAAAATGCGAAAGAATGGTCTAATAAACAAAAAAGTGGTAAAATAAAAGAAACACCAAAGGAAAAAGAAAAAAGGATCAAAGAGGAAAACGGGCTGGATCTTGCTTCGAGAATATCAGGACACCCAAAAATGTTAGGTGCATACACTCCAAGAGGTCTATACCATGCACTACAGAATGCGGGATATGAGACAAAACCTTTAAAAGGGAAAAATTACAGAGATATTCCATTTGAAGAGGGTGGAGGATACAGGGTAAACTTTGGGGGAGATGGATTGTTAATGTATCACCCGGGAGAAAGAAGTCATCACGGAGGCGAATACTATAAAATTTCCACGGGGAAAGGAGGTGTGAAAAGATATGATATCAACGGAAAAGAAAAAGAAGATTAACGAAAGATGCAAGGCGTTAGAAAAAGAATTTGAAAGAAGATACAAGAAAGAAACAGAAGTGCGAGGGAAAAAGTGCTTTGCTGTAAGAGAGGACGAGTTTTTTATTGTATCGGGGCTGAGTTGGGCAAACGCGATCGTATTAGAACACGCATTCTCAAAAACAGAAGTGGAAAAAAACATGTTTGAGGATGGAAAGCTGTTCTACATGGAAGAAATGAATGAAAAAGAAATGTTTGAAAAAATGATAGAAGAGATCGAAGGGTGAGGCGAAATGGCAAAGGACGATTATTTTGTAATTGTATACAAGATACTATCGTACTTGTATGTAAAATTGAAATCGGGAGAAGATACAAACCCGAACATGATTACTCACGACAGTCAACTACTGCAGATCAACCGGAAATACTGGGATTATATCATGAGAAATTTAATTGAAGACGGATATATAACATGCGAAACAGAAAAAGTGTGGGGCAAAGAATTGATTTATGATTTAAAAACGGCAGAGATCACACCGGAAGGGATTGCGTATGTGTGCAACAACTCCTTAATAGAGAAAGCGAAAGAATTTTTGAAAGATATAAAAGAAATAACTCCATTTATCTAAGCGCGCGAAAAGCGCGTTTTTTTAATGCAATTTGAAAAAAATGTCCCTTCGGGCAATGGGGTGATATTGCTCGTGAAAGATATAGTTAAAAGACAGGAGGAAAGTCATGACGGAAACGAGGTTAGGACGTCAGACGCCGACTCAATCCGTAACGATTCCTTATTCAAAAACACGAGGACAAGAAGCTGCGGAACTGTACGCAAAGACAGGGAACGAGCTGCTTGAATGGCAGCAGTTGCTACAATGCGACATTATGGCCGTAAACGATGATGGTTTATGGATGCATCAGAAATATGGCTATTCAGTGCCGAGACGAAACGGAAAGTCGGAAAATGTGTTGGCGCGCTGCCTATGGGGACTGAAAAACGGCGAAAGAATTCTATACACGGCACACAGAGCAACAACATCACACGCAGTGTGGGAGCGGCTGGATCGAATGTGCGAAAAAGCAGGAATCAAGATATCATCATCATTTAAGGCGTTCGGAAAAGAACACTTATACACAAGTGATGGAGGTGTGGTGGAATTCCGAACAAGAACATCATCGGGCGGACTTGGCGAAGGGTACGACGTGTTAATTATAGATGAGGCACAAGAATACACGGAAGCACAGGAGACGTCACTGAAATATATTGTATCAGACAGCGAGAACCCACAAACAATCATGCTTGGAACGCCGCCGACGGCGGTATCGGCCGGAACAGTTTTTACAAAATATAGGGAGACAGTACTTGCCGGCCGGGGATTTGACTCTGGATGGGCGGAATGGTCGGTTGAAAACTTGACATCCGCGAACGATGTTGAGGCGTGGTACGAAACAAACCCGTCGTTAGGAACAATACTGACAGAAAGGAAGATCCGGGCAGAAATTACAACGGATGATATAGATTTTAACATCCAAAGACTGGGACTGTGGTTAAAATATAATCAAAAATCGGCGATTAGTAAAACAGAGTGGGAATCACTGGCGATCGCATCAAAACCAAAATTAAAAGGAGAACTTTTTGTTGGGGTTAAATATGGACATGACGGACAGCATGTTGCGATGTCGGTAGCATCAAAAACGAATGAAGGAAAAATTTTCGTTGAGGCACTCGACTGCAGAACAATCCGCGAAGGGAACGACTGGATACTATCATACATTGCGGAAATGAAACCCAAAACGGTAGTTGTAGACGGAGCGAACGGGCAGCATATACTCGAAAAAGACATGAAAGATGCAAAAATGAAAGCACCAACCCTGCCAACTGTAAAAGAAATTATAGGAGCAAACGCGACTTTTGAACAAGGACTGTTTAAAGGAAATATCTGTCATTCTAACCAAGCATCGTTAACACAGTCTGTAAGCAACAGCGAAAAAAGGGCGATAGGATCAAACGGAGGATTCGGATACAGATCATTAAAAGAAGGGGTTGAAATCGCACTGCTTGACAGTGTGATCCTTGCATACTGGAAATGCACAGAAACAAAGGAACGAAAAAAACAGATAGCAAGATATTAAAAAGACGCTGGAAACAGCACTTTTTTAATATACAAAAATACCAAAACCACCGGGTTAAGCGGGGAAAGGAGAACAAAAAATGAGTGATTTTGAAGCTATTGAAACGCGAGAACAGTTCGAGGAGGCTGTGAAAGATCGGCTGGAACAGGAAAGAGAAACGGTAAGAAGGGAATTTAGCGGATACTTATCACCAGAAGCTGTGGAAGAGAAGTACAAAGAGTACTTATCACCGAAAGAAGCAGAAGAGAAGTACAAAGGGTATTTATCCCCGGAAGATGCGGCGAACAAAGACGCCACGATCGCAAAGTACGAAAAAGAATCGAAAAGGGTAAAAGTGGCAATGGAAAACGGAATTCCCTACGAACTTGCAGGGAAGTTGTCAGGGGGAACAGAAGACGAAATGAAGAAAGACGCGGAAGCTTTTTCTAAATTTTTGAAGGGAAAAACCACATACCCGAACTTTACACGAGACACAGACAATAAAGACGACTCGATCAGAGAAGCAACGAAAAAAATGTTAAACAATTTGAAAGGAGAATAAGAACATGGCAACAGGAAGAGAAAATTTATTTGACGCGGTACTTGTAAAAGATCTAATGAACAAAGTGAAGGGAAAATCATCTTTAGCGGTTTTGTCGGGACAGACGCCGATCCCATTCAACGGACTGAAAGAATTTATTTTTTCAATGGACAATGAGATCGATATTGTAGCAGAAAACGGGAAAAAGTCAGAGGGCGGCATTACTGTAGATCCGGTAAAAATCGTGCCAATCAAATTTGAGTACGGAGCGAGAGTTTCAGACGAATTTTTGTACGCGACAGAAGAAGAACAGCTTGATATTTTAACAGCGTTTAACAATGGTTTTGCGGCAAAAGTAGCGAAAGGTTTTGATCTGGCAGCGTTTCACGGCATTAACCCACGGACAGGCGGAGCATCAACAGTTGTAGGCACGAATCACTTTGACAGTAAAGTAACACAAAAAGTCAAATATACAAAAGGAACGCCGGATACAAATCTGGACGCGGCGATTGCAATGGTGCAGGGATCAGACGGAGACGTTACAGGAATGGCGCTGTCAAATACATTCGGGGCAGACATGGCAACGGTAAAGGAAAACGGAGTCAGACAGTACCCGGAATTTCGGTTTGGAGCATCGCCGGAATCTCTCGGAGGAATGAAAACAAGTGTAAATAAGACCGTATACAACGACACTGTGAAAGATCACGCAATCGTGGGCGATTTTTTCAGCGCTTTCAAGTGGGGGTTCTCGAAAGAAATCCCTTTGGAGATCATTAAATATGGCGATCCGGACAACACAGGAAAAGACTTAAAAGGTTACAACCAGGTTTACATTCGCGCAGAAGTCTATCTCGGATGGGGCATTCTTGTGCCGGAATATTTCGCGAGGGTGGTAGACGAAACTTGATATACAGAAACAAACGGACAGGGAATGTGATCGAAACACAGTGCGAACTGAAGGGCGGAGACTGGGAGGCGGAAAAGCCGCCCAGATCCGCCCCTAAAAAGAGAAAGACGGTGAAAAAAGATGAATAACTTTGCTAAGATTGAAGACGTTGAAAAACTGTGGAGATCGCTGACGGAAGACGAAAAAGAGCGCGCAAAAAACTTACTGCCAATAGTAGAGGATAGCTTGAGAATGGAAGCCGATAAGGTAGGGAAAAACCTTGATCGAATGATAGAAGAAAAACCATATTTAGAAAATGTTGCAAAGTCTGTAGTTGTAGATGTGGTAGCGCGCACACTTATGACGTCAACGGACACAGAGCCGATGACGCAGC